CGCAACAGCTACAGCCACCGCAGCCCAAGTTGCAACTGGCTACATCACTTCTACTTCCGCCGCCGCTACGACCATCACTTTGCCTACTGGCACGTTGCTTGGCGTAGCCTTGGGCGCTACCGCTGGTACTGTACTGGACTTGTACATTGATAACACTGCTGGCGCAAGCACGGTAACTATTGCTGTAGCTACAAACGGCATTTTGTCTACTGCTGCCACTGACACTGCCGGTAGCTTTGGTGATTTAACTATTGCTTCTGGTGCAACAGGTATTGGTCGCTTTACCATTATGTTCTCTAGCGCAACAGCGTACGTATTTACTCGTACCGCCTAATCAACCCAAGGGGCTTCGGCCCCGTTTTTGAAGGAGATTGATTATGATGCAAACAGACGTAAAGTCGCAGCATTTAACTGCAAGCGGCAATATTGATGGTTTAAACCGCAACCGATTTAAATCTATTTCCTATCGTGGCAACGGTACTGATGGTTATGTGCGTTTACGCAATGGCGGCTCAGGCGGTGCTATTTTGTGCGAATTAGATGTTGGCACAAGCGATTCATTCACAATTTACGTGTTGCTACCCGGCGAAGGAATTATATTTCCCAGCGGCATTTACGTAGATCTCTCAAATGTTTCCGCCTGTACGGTGTTCTATGGCTAAGAGTCCAGCATGGCAACGCAAAGAGGGGAAGTCCGAGAAGGGCGGCTTGAACGCCAAAGGACGGGCTTCCTACAACGCGGCAAACCCCGGGAAACCGGGACTGAAAGCACCCCAACCCGAGGGCGGCTTACGGCGCGACTCCTTCTGTGCAAGGATGAGTGGTATGAAAAAGAAACTGACCAGCGAGAAGACGGCCAACGATCCAAACTCACGCATCAATAAATCTTTGAGAGCGTGGAACTGCGCGGAAGGCGGCTATGTAACTGCGGCTGATGGCTGCGCTACAAAAGGCAAGACAAAGGGGCGGATGGTATGACCACAAACTCAGACACAGTCAAAAATACGCTGGATATTGTTTCGGTGTTTGCAACCGTAGGATCGTTCTTGGAAATGTTTACCCCAGTATTTGGTCTTATTGGTGCAGTCTGGACAGTGATGCGAATTGCTGAAATGATTGCGGGTAAACCCTTCTCTGAGTTAATTCGCAGGAAAAAAGATGCCGAGTAGTTCTAAAAAACAACACAACTTCATGGCGGCAATAGCGCATAACCCTGCGTTTGCCAAGAAGGTTGGAATACCGCAAAGCGTCGGAAAAGATTTTGACGAAGCGGATAAGGGTAAGAAGTTTGGTTCTGGCGGGCGTACCCGTCCAGATGTTCAGAAGGTGAATAAGTCTAAAACCGATCACGGAAAAATGACTTTTTTTAAAGAAGGTGGTGATACTATGGCTTCCAAAATGAATGCTGGCTTCATGGCAATGATTGCTAAGAAAAAAGGCGCTCCTGCTAAAAAAATGGCTGGTGGCGGTACGGCAATGGGCAAAGTTAAAACAGCCGCCCCTAGCAAAGACGGTATTGCTGAAAAAGGCAAGACTAAAGGTACCATGATTGCCATGAAAGCTGGCGGCATGAAGAAGATGAAAATGGGCGGCAAAGCCTGCTAAGACCATGATGGCCAGCCGTGGGATGGGGGACATCTCCCCCTCTAAAATGCCCAAGGGTAAGAAGAAGGCCCGGCGGGACGACACCGACTTTACCCAGTACAAAGAGGGTGGGAAGGTGAAGTCTACGGTAAACGCCGCAGGCAACTACACCAAGCCAGAGATGCGCAAGCGTATCTTTAACAGCGTCAAGGCTGCAGCGATTGCGGGTACGGGTGCAGGGCAATGGAGCGGGCGTAAGTCCCAAGTGTTAGCAAAACGATATAAAGCAGCGGGTGGCGGGTATCGTGATTAAAGCCCCACAGCAATCCCTGAAAAACTGGGGCGACCAAAAATGGAGAACCAAAAGTGGTAAAAAATCTTCTGACACAGGTGAAAGATACCTTCCTAGCGCTGCGATCAAAAGTCTCAGCCCTGCTGAGTACGCTGCGACAACGCGTGCGAAACGTGCTGGCAAAAAAGCCGGAAAACAATTCGTAGCGCAACCTAAAACGATTGCAAAGAAAACGGCAGGCTTTAGATGACCACTTCAGGAACCGCAGCGTTTAACCTTGACCTTACTGAGTTGGTTGAGGAAGCGTTTGAACGCGCCGGTTCGGAGTTGCGTACGGGCTACGACTTACGTACAGCACGTCGTTCATTGAACTTAATGTTTGCTGATTGGGCAAACCGTGGTATCAACATGTGGACGTTTGAGCAGGGTACGATTAACCTGACTCCGGGTCTAAACACCTACGCACTACCCGTAGATACAGTGGATCTACTTGAGCATGTGATTCGCACGGGCGCGGGTAGCGCATCCACGCAGGCTGACCTAACCATCACGCGTATTAGTGTTTCTACCTATGCAACCATTCCCAACAAACTACAACAAGCCCGACCAATTCAGGTGTGGTATCAGCGTTTGGATGGCCAGACTTCTTCTATTGGCACAACACTCAATGGTGGGATCACGGCTACGGCCACTACGATTACGTTGACTTCTACTGCGGGCTTGCCTGCTACGGGGTTTTTGTTGATTGAAAACGAGACTATTCAGTACGGCTACATCTCTGGCAACGTGCTTAACAACTGCTTCCGTGGACAGAACGGCACAACTGCCGCAGCACACTCAACTGGTGTAGCCGTGTACACGCAGAATCTCCCCTCTGTGACCCTCTGGCCAACCCCAGACAACAGTACCACGTATCAGTTTGTTTACTGGCGCATGCGCCGTATTGATGACGCTGGCGGGGGTGTACGCACGATGGATGTGCCTTTCCGTTTCCTGCCCTGTATGGTGGCAGGTCTGGCTTACTACTTGGCTCTTAAGATTGAGAATGGCGCTGAGCGCCTACCGGTCTTGAAGCAACAATACGACGAGGCGTGGCAACTTGCCGCTGATGAAGATCGTGAGAAAGCTTCGGTTCGCTTTGTCCCAAGACAGCAATTTATTGGTAGTGGTACGTAAATGGGCAATCGGTTTGCTTCTGGTAAGAACAGTATCGCCATGTGCGATAGGTGCGGCCAACAGTTCAAATTAACGGCATTGCGCAAAGAGATTCAGAAGACAAAGATTTATAATCTGCTTGTGTGTGGTGCGTGTTGGGATCCCGATCAGCCGCAGTTGCAGTTAGGTATGTATCCAGTGGATGACCCGCAAGCTGTGCGTAATCCTCGTAATGATTCAACCTATATTGCGGCGGGCATAAACACTAATGGTAATCCGACTGGTGGCTCTCGAGATATTCAATGGGGTTGGGCACCGGTAGGCGGGGCTAGTAATTTTGATGCTGCTTTGACGCAGAATTACTTGGTGGCAACGGCATTTGTTGGTACAGTTACGGTAACAGTTACTTAAAGGAGTCTAGTATGGACAAGAAAGATTTAGCTCAAGACAAGAAGATGATTAAGTCTGCTGTCGGCAAGCACGAGAAAAATATGCACCCCGGCAAAAAGCCTACAAAACTTAAAGCTGGTGGCCCTACAACCGATGACCGCATGCGCTTAGGACGTAACCTGTCCCGCGCCGCAAATCAGGGGAAATAACATGGCCAAATTTAGCAAAAAAGTTATGGGCAAAGAAGTTGGTGACGCCGCCACTTATGCTGCACCGCACAAAATGAATGGCAAGCCTCTAGTAATGTCGACTAACCCCGGCAAGGACTCCAGTATTAGTAGCCTAAGCACCATGAAAATGAGTGTTGGTAACTACAACAACGGCCAGAATGAAACTAAAACATCCGGCATCAAGATGCGCGGTACAGGCGCAGCGACTAAAGGTCTGATGTCTCGAGGCCCAATGGCATGAATTACGCCGCACTCAGCGCTGCTATTCAGGCGTACACGGAGAACACGGAAGCAGATTTCGTGGCTAATATCCCCGTGTTCGTTACGCAAGCTGAGCAGCGTATTTATAACTCGGTGCAGTTCCCCTCTATTCGCAAGAACGTGACGG